TATTATCCTCCTTATCAAATACCATACTAGAGCTATTTAGTACTTTTTCAAATTCTTCCTTAGCTTTGCCTTCAAGCCCACTAACCCATTGGTGTTTCATTCTATAATTTCCCCTGTGTTAGTTACAGCACTTTCAGCAGACAGATCCTCTTGTACACTAGAAGACGTACGCTGCATATCAGCTTCTTCAAATACAGCTTGATTCTTTTTAAACAAACCATAGCGCTCGATGTTGAGCAAGTCTTCTACCATGTTAGCTAGAGCTGTTGTATCTGTGTGCTTCTCTAGTACCTGTCCTATACGGCTATTCATAATACCGTTAAGGTTCTGGAACGTCTGTGCCTGTGCTGCAAAGTGCCTAGCACCAATAGGGCGGATGGTTCCTTTAGCAGTAATGTCTTCCTTCGTAACTGATACCAATGTCATGGCACCAATGTCATCATCCATTACACGAGCATAGTCTACCGCATCCATGTTCCTGCGGCTCTGTTCTAAGTAATCGTTAAGGATAGGTTCCATTAGAAGTATTTCAAAAGTAGTAATCTTCTCTTGGAATATACGACCTGCTGCAGTCATTAGAGCAGACACTTCAAGTGCAGTCTTCTCTCCGGGAGTACGTATTCCCATAGCTTCCCTAGGAGCACCAGCATACTCTTCCATCTTCTGTTCTAGAGTACTGATCAGAAAGTCTGCGTTAAGAGCCTGGGTATCAGGCACTAGCATTTCAACACTGCCTTCTGTCAGATCAATCTGAACACCCGGTGCCCATGTGAAATCATCTACAATACCTTTACGTACAATAGGAGGGTACGCAATAAGATCAAATACGTCTGCCTTCATATTCTCAAGGTGGTCAATACGATACTGCATACCTACTAGGTTATCAAGTGGTCCCATACCCCACAGGTTATCAGGGCGCAGACGCCATGTTACGTGACGTACTGTGCCGCCAGTAAACCAGCTAGGTATCTTACGATTACTAACTACCTTGCTCCTATCAATGACTGTTATCTCTACATCTTCTAGGAGTTCGCCTGTATCTGGATCATGCATAGTGCCTTCAAAGGTAAGTATCTCTACTAGGTTAGAAGTGTAGTAGTCATACAGGCTACCAAAGCCATCAGCCACCATGCCATCTTGTTTATTGAAGTCCTCTTTCTTAATCATAGATGCTCGGCTACGAGTGTCAAGTGCTGCTTCTAACGATTGGTATAGTTCCGAGTCTTGCGGTATTGTCTTTTGCATGACTTTGATTTCGCCAATGCTCTTGAGTGTCCTAACGATTGTCGGCGATTGTGCAAATGTTGCAGCACGTGGATCAAACACGATATCGTTAGGAGAAATACGAACCACACGAGGACCGATGTATCCCGGCACCACTTCACCACTCTCAAGAATTTTCTCTTCGTGGACATACTCCACCTTAGCAAAGGCGTTGCCATAGTCAATGAAATCTAACAGCAGTTGTGATGTTACTGTACGAAGCCCGCTCTCTCGTGTCTTGTTAGACATGTAGGCTTCAATGTACCTACGCTTCTCTAGTTCAGCATCTTCTTCTGTGTGTCCCTGCCATGATAACCAGTTGTCATTAGGAAACAACGCGGATAAGTAGTTAGCGTGTAAGTTATCCCTGATCTGGCACAGCTTAGGTAAAGTAGTTGAGTTGCCCCATCCGTTAGTACGGTTACTGGTAGTTGATGTATCTGTAGCAAAGATGTAGTTTCGTAGTTCTTTTTTCTCTCGAAGCCATGGGTCTCTGCTAGAATTAAAATTATCCCACATCAAAGAAACAGACTTAGCTATCCCATCAGGGTTTGTAATATATTTAATTTCTGCTACTGTACCTGCCATTAGCAGACACCTCCAAATCTTGAATTAAATTGAATAACGTTACTCTTATCTTCTATCCTACGTTTGGCAGGAGGTATAGCAATCTCTACTGCACAAGCTAAGGCATCTTTTATATCATCGTGTGCTGGCCTAGCCAATACAAGTTCTTCTTCTAGTATGTTAGTGTATCCGCCTTTGCGGTGCCATATGGTGCTGTTATCATAGCGAGGCTCTAGTACAGCTGCAATGCGCTCTAGCTTGTTACCATCGTTACGCGTAGGCCTATGCTTGTCGATAGATAAAGAGTTGCCGTTCTTACGTATCCTATCTGCTAAGTCATTAGCAATAATATCCTGTGCTATACTAACCTCTGTACGTAACTTCCTAAATCCCCACTTACTGTGCATGGCTACTGCATGATCATAATACTCATTAATCTTGTTTGTCTTAAACCTGTCTATATCTAATACGTATATGTCACCACTAGAGTCTATACCTATAACTACAATAGCTGTGAAGTCAGCAGTCTTGGCTATAGAAAATGCAAAGTCAATCGCAGCGTATACATTAAGAGCCTGGCCATTGTACTGCCACTTGCCCATGTCGTGTGTCAAGTACTTCTCATTGTAATACTGAAACTTATCATGAGACAGGCGGTGGCTTTCTGGATCGTTAGGCTGTTGGTAGTACTGTGCATAGAACTGCGTCCTATCTAGGTACTTAGCTTTCTTACGTGCCAGTTCTTTGTTATCAAAACCAAATACCTTGCCATCAGCTCTTGCTTCTTTTGGCCACAAGTATAGACCATCAGTCTCTACAATCTCAGTCTTGAACTCGTACACACTAACTGAATCTATGATTTCACCTGCATCATTAAAGACTTCTTCCTTCATATTAATCAAGTCGTCATAGATATCCAATGGGTGATAGCGTGTTCCTACTACAGTCTCTGACGCACCTGTAGTTTCGATAGAAGCTAGTTGTGAATACTGGTCCCTAACACTGCGCCTGCCTTCCTCTGTGTAGGCGTTCTTCGGAACTACCATGTCATCTAGAAACACATCAGTTGCGTGAAACCCTGTGATGTTAGTAGTAAGCCCTGCAGCAAATACTGTAGAGTCACGTACACCTTCTGCTTTACGACGAGGATCGTCTACACATATCTCTACGTTGGTCCAACGCTCTCTCTTACCCTCATCGCGGTTAACCATACTAGGCCAATAGTAAAGATATATGTCACTAGTTATAATGTCTTTAATAGCCTTCAACTGTTTCTCAGCTAAGCTTGATGTAGCTGACAGATACAGAATAGTCTTTGTTGGATCTTTTGTAATAAGCCAAGCAGCTTTAACAGCAGCACAGTGGGACTTTTGGTGATCGCGTGGAAGAAGAAGACCTGTGTTGTCAATTCCTTTATCTGTACAGTCCATCCACCAACGGAATATATCTTTATGAATATCACCATATACCCGATGAGGCAAGACAAGACAAGCAAAAGTGTAAAGATCACTCTCAGCTGCTTCTCTTATCTCTGTCCTTTTACTCATTGAAGCTCCCTAATTCTTTTGTAATCATCATCCAAACGAGTTGCCTCTTCAGCTGCTTGTTTAAGATACCCTTGCTTCTCTTCTTTACTTGGGCGGCCTCGTTCCTTAACGCTTTTACCTAGCTCCCATGACTTATCAGCTAAGTACTTAACAGCCCTATGATCTCCTTCAGCTGCGTGCTCTTCCATGCGTTTAAAGTTACGACTCCGTATCTTCATTGCTAGTTCTACCCGCCACTCCTCTACCCACGCTTTGAGTAGAGGGCTATCACAGATACGCTGCCAGTGCCTCCAACTATCAAAGTACTTCTTAGCAAAGTTGTACTCATGTATGTCTTCCATCTCTACATATAACCTACCCAGAGAATATACAGTACGTCCGTTGTCAAGTACCTTGTCGTTATCAGTAAGTGTATACACAGCAGCAGAGCTATCCCAACCATTAAGTTCTAGGAATAGTTTCTGTGTGTACAGCTGCCCACCGGATGCTTTTAACATTGCTTTGTCTATCATGTGTTACTCCAATACACCACAGCCGCTTGCACTTCCTCAAGAATGAGTTTCAACATAGTCATCAAACTCCTCTTTTAGTGCATCGAATTTCTGGTTAACCTCTTGTAAGGCTTTAATCAGGGGACCAATCAATTCATCGTAGCCTATACTCAAAACGTCTTCACCACCTGACACTTTATGATCTTGGTAACCACCGAAATCAATTCCACTCTCTGCGATTACTTCAGCGACTTCCTGAGCAATTACCCCGTGGTGATATCTACTACGTTTATGCGTTCCGTCATGTATAAGGTTTTCGTGTTTTACCGCGATCAACCACTCAGCACAATCATTTTCATACTGAGATAGTGCCAACTCATGCGCTTGAATATCTTGTTCTGTTGCATCATCTTTCAACGGTTCAGGTTCGGTAGGGGCATCGGGCTTGTAATCATCACGTAGATCCCAACGGTAGTCCACCGGACGTAATGCAGTGATAAAATCTAACCCTAGTATCGTATCTCTCACGTCTGCTTTATCACGCAAATCAGAGCGATCTTGGACTGTACCGTATACATACGTTGTAGTGCCACTGTTACCAAGCTGAACTTGGTCTGAGGCTGTTACTTGAGCGTCATTGCCAAAGCCTGATGTGTTGTTGTAACTTGTGTTGGAAGACAGTGCGTTACCGCCGTTGGCTGTGTTTTGGCTTCCTGTAGTGTTGTTGCGTAGTGATAGACGGCCATTGGCTACGTTATCGTTACCTGTTGTGTTTAAGTACAGTGCGTAATAGCCGTTGGCTGTGTTTTCTTCCCCTGTTGTGTTGGAATACAGTGCGTAATAGCCGGTGGCTATGTTACGGTCCCCTATTGTGTTGGAACTTAGTGCGTTATAGCCGTTGGCTACGTTACGGTTCCCTGTTGTATTGGAATACAGTGCTGCATAGCCGGTGGCTGTGTTATAGTTCCCTTCTGTGTTGAAATACAGTGCTTGATCGCCGTGGGCTGTGTTTCTTATCCCTGTTGTGTTGGAAAACAGTGCTTGATAGCCAGTGGCTACGTTATCGTTACCTGTTGTGTTGGAATACAGTGCTTGATAGCCGTTGGCTGTGTTTCTTACCCCTGTTGTATTGGAATTCAGTGCTAGATAGCCGTTGGCTGTGTTATAGTACCCTGTTGTGTTGTAATACAGTGCTTCATAGCCGTGGGCTGTGTTACTGTACCCCGTTGTGTTGAAACGCAGTGCTTGATAGCCAGTGGCTACGT